CTATAGAAGAGTTTACTAAACCTTCTAACTTCAAGTCATATGATGAATTGAAGACTCGCCTTGACATGGTTCTTGCTGGAACAACTACGGTTGGTACAGCTGCAGATACCACAGTGAACACTTCTTGGGATGAACCAGAAGCAACTGTTACTGTAGATACTAAAGAGGAGCCTGCTCCTACGGTATCTGTCAGTGACGATGATGATGAGGACAATCTGTCCTATTTTGAGAAGTTGGCTTCTGAAGGATAAGTAGGAAACTACTTAGGAAAAGGGGGGAAGAAATTCCCCCTTTTTTTAGCCTACCATTGAAGGTACAATTGGAAGTGAACGTCTTATAGGTATAGTATTATTATTTACTTGACTATTGTTTACCCGTGGAGCATTGATTAAAGTTGGACTACTACCACCATCTTGAGTATCACTCTGGCCTTGTGCTATTCTATTCAACCCAGCAGACATGATAGCATTGGTTGCTGACCTATTCAATACAAGACCAGAACTTTGTGGGTTAATCATCATTTCGCCAGGCGCAATTAAGAAATTACTTCTAGAAGTAAATGTTCCGCCAGTATGTTTTTTTATTGCCGCAATCTTTTGTTGTTGTTCAGCTATAATAGCGTTATGTTTTGCAATTTCTTTATGAGTTGCTTCATCATCAGCTTTCATCTTAGCCAATCGGGCTTGTAATTTTTTAATACGATCCGCTTTGTTTGCAAAATCTCCCTTTTCTGCTGCAATCTCATTGGCTATTCCAAATCCGGCATTCCATACACTCTCTTTACCTTCTTTACCGCCCGAACTTACATAAAGTTTAGATAGTCTTAATTCTTCTTGCGCCTTTGCAATTTTTTTTTCCATACCAGATTGACCATAACCCCTGTTTTCCACTTGTTTTGTTCTTGCAAGTTGCGATTCTAATCTTCGTACTCTGTCTTGGGATTCTTCAAGTGTAGCCTGATATTCTCTCGTTTTGAGTTCTTCTGGATTTTTTGGAGCTTTAGCATCTTTAAACCAACTTGTAACCCATCCAACAGGATTAGTTAACCAATTTGGCAACATATCTTTGATGGATTCTAAAGATGGGAATTTAGTTGTTATTGAACCAATATCCAACCCTGTCATATTTTTAACAGCGGCATTAAGTGATGTTCCAACACTACTAAGTGAGGTCTTAACTGCATCAACACTAAATTCTTTAGGAAGAGTAATATCCTTTAGAGGAGCTAGTTTTTTACCAACGGCGTTCCACGCCGTTGTCATTTGCTCTTTTGTGGGTATTAACTTTTTAACACCTGTCCATGCATCCCCTGCTACCTTAACAACGCCATCAGTTAATTTCGTATACTGACTACCTATTGCATCAAACCCTGATGATATGGTTTCTTTACTAACTAATCCAAATGTCAATGAAGATAAAGCACCCGCTGCGCCATCTTTAACTGCTTTGCCAAAATTTCCTGTTTTCTTATAAGTATCAAATCCAGCACTAAAACCTTCATATAGTGCCAAAGCACCTGTAACCGCCAATCCGGCGCCTGGAATAAATTTTGCTCCTTTTAACATAGTTTTACCAATTGTAGCCGCTAATTTTCCTGCTCCCTTTGCGCCTTTAGCAGGAAGACCTGTGATTTTACCCATAACACCACCTAAAGCACCCTTTACTGCATTAGCGCCATTTACTGCAAAATTCTTTAACATTCCTACACCATGAGAAACTTTAGATATTCCTGATTGTGCAAGCTGCTTCGCTAATGATATAGCTTTACCACCCTTATTTTTTGCACCTTGCCACAAACCACTGACAGCGTTGCTGATACTAGTAGAAGCATTTTTTGCGAGATTTAGCAATGAATCCTTTCCAGTTTTAGCAAGATTAACTGTTGTTGACCAAGCGTTTGTTAGACCAGTTCTAAGACCACCCAATGCTTTAGTACCCAAGTTCTTCAGAAATTCCGTTCCTTTTTTGCCAAGATCAACTGCAATTTTTCCTATCTTATCACCCTTAGCTTTTGCAAATCCCCAAGCAGTTTGCAGACCACTTTTGAGTCCCGTCATTGCTTTAGAACCCAAGTTCTTCAGAAATTCTGTTCCTTTTTTACCAAGATTAACTACAAGGTCTTTTACCACACCCGCTTTATTTGTTACAAATCCCCAAGCTCTTCCCAATCCACCCCTGATAGCATTTGATGCTTTTTGGGCTAAACCTAAAATAGATTGGCCTACAACTTTTAGCGCTTTCAATGGCGTTTTCAACAATTTTTTTGTAAACCCCCAACCCATCTTCAACGCACCCCAAATTGCGTTGGAGGCTGCTTTTGCTAATTTTTTGATTGACCATGCAGCTAATCGGAATGGTGCTTTTAATATCCATTTTCCTGCTTTAAGAAGTATTCCAAATGGATTCATTATAAAATTCATAATAGCTTTTGCTAAACCTGCTAAACCACCAAGTATAGCGCCGCCTTTCAATAAATTCCCAAGATTAAAACCACTACCAGATTTTCCACCCCCCTTAGATGCTGGTGGATTACTACCCATTTTAATTGCTGATAAAATTTCTCCTAGCGTTGCCTGTTGTTGTGCCGCTGCTGCAGCATTTTCTCTTTCTGTTTCCCTATCACCGGCATCTTTTTTAGGCTTAGTAGTATTACGCTTAATATCACCCAAAACTTTATTTTGAGATTCTAATTCTTTAACAACTGTTGCAAAATCTGCCATTGTGATTTCCTATTTTTTCTTGGGCAATGTAGAGCCAGGTTTACCAACATACAATCCAAAGAACGCAGCACCAGCACCAACGATGGTGGATATAAACATCGCTTGTGCGTTTGTAGGATTAGATAAATCCATGAACCAATCAACAGACGCATAAAATGCCCAACAGTATGCAAGCATAACTAATCGTGGAATGATACGAAACTTGTCTAACATTCCTGCTGTCTTGTTATACCAAGTTGGTTCTTCATCCCCATGACTAGGAACAATGTCTGCCTTTTGTAGTTCGTACTCTTTCGTAGTCTCTGTTACCTTAACTGTTTCATCAGCCATTTTTCTGTTTCTCCTGTTGTTCTTTTTCTTCCTCTATGAATTTCAACAATAATCCTAGATATATATCCCTTTCCCATGGCATCATATTTTCAATATCATATAGAGAATAATTGTGGTGTTGCATTAGTGCAAAGTTTGTTCTAAAATAATTCTCTAAATTGTCATGTGAAAGGGCTATCCGAAAAAAGTTTGTAGACCCGTCAGTTCTACATCATGCTCCTTTTTGTTTTTTCCTCTACCATGCGTAATGGTCACAGTATGTGATAATTTAGGCATAGTTTCAAAAAACTTACCTATCCTTTCCATTTGTTCTGTAGACATACTGTCTATAAAATCATCCAATTCTTTTTCATTAATGTCAACTCTTGTATGTACATCATCTCCATGTTTAATTTCATATACACATGCCTTTATCAAATTAAAAATATTATCACTAGAATCATCATCAAACAAATGCATATTTGCAATTGTAGGATATGCCATAGTTAATGTAATATCGTCTGATAAAGCAATTTCATTTGTATGATCTTCATCTGCCAGAACATCAACTTCATCTAGGTCAACTTCTGATTCTACTGTAGCCTCACTATTTGGTACAGGAACCATCAAATTAACTTTAGAACCAACAGACTTTGACCTTATTCGTAGAAAGATATATTCAATATCAAACATAGGTAAGGAATATGGGTCAATTTGTTCAAACGTACACGCTTTTACAATATCAGCAAATGCTGTTTCCATTTCCCTCATTCCGCCTGTTTCTTCTGCAAGCATTAATAGTTTCTGTTCCTTTACTAGAAACGGTCTGTAATCAAGTTTTTGTCCGTTTGACGGTAACTCCAATTCAAACCTTATATCATTTAGTTTTGGTAATGCCATAATTTTTCACTCCTATAATATTGCATTATGTTTATAAATCTGCTGAATCCAAATAAAGAATTAAGGAAACATATATTCCGCCAATGCTTTATCGTGTTTTTTTACTTGTTTTAGATAGTCAAAATTAGGTTTACCTAATTTAGTCCAATAACGATATGCAAAGGACACTGGTATTTTAACAATTTCTCCGTTTGGGGCATGATTTAATGTAATAGGATTAATCGTTTTAGGATATGCTTCCCATAACTTTATTCCATACTCTACTTGGTCATTTTTATTAAGAATATATATGTCTATAGTTCCTATGTAATCTTTATAGTATTTTACATTCCAAGTATTACCACCAGTTGTGGGTTTTTGTAATTTATCTCCATCAGGAGAATGTGGATTGCCAAAAGAAAGTTCTTGCCATTTTTCAAAAAAGACCCTTTCCGACAATTCTATATCACCATAAAAACTTATATTACATTCACCACCATAACCAGCGCCATTAACAATTTCTCTTACTGGGCCATATATATTAGAATCTGTTGTCGTATTTAAATTTCGGCCAGGCATCTCAACATTTTCTGCTCTTAGGTTTATATCTTTTAACCAATTTCCAGAAGTATTGCCTAGTTTCAGTAAAACAGGTGGGGGATGTACATGAATGGCAAAATGATTAGCAACAGCAAAACCATGTGTTCTAGCAAAAGCTTGAATACCCATTGCTGGGATAGATGTTTTTGAAACCCTTTCAATATCTCCCCTTGCCACTCCAGCTTGAGCAACATTTCCAGCAACAGTTTGATCTCCAGCAACACTAAATTTATTCTTAGTATCCTTGTCGATTTCCATATTAACATATTTTGGAACTTTGGCCGTTGGCGCTTCTGGTTTCGGGGGTGGCCCATGCCTAGGACTTTCCTGTGAAATATATTTTGGTGAAGGGACAGGTCTTGGGCTAGGTTTCGGTGATGTAATTGCAATGGGTATACCCAACTTACGAGAAACATCAGCAACTACTCGCCTTGCAGCATCTCCAGGCCGCATTGCAGTTTCTATTGCTCTATTAACTGTAGGATACTTTCTAGGAATACCTCTAATTCTATTAAGAGTTGGTCTAACATTAATTGGCATTAAATCATACTCCTTGATTCTCTCCATACCTCTGCATCAGAGGCCTTCTTAAATCTCTGTACAGGTAGAAGAGTTGCAACTGTAAATTCATCTGCATCTATACGCCTAAACTGTGATTTCACATGTCCAGCAAGATACCGTTTAAGTGTAGGTTTTATCTCTCTTAAATTTTTAAGTCTCTTATAATCCACATTTAATATTGTACTTTCATCAAACTTAGTATTGTTAGAGTAATCAACCAACCTATCCAATAACTTAATTCGTAAAGGAATGGGTAGGTAATGTAAATTAACACCTAAGAACCCGTCATTATATTCCTCTAATGGTAACACTAAAGGAAATGTATCATAATATGGTAATGTCTTGGCATGCTTAGGGCCGTAGAAGAACATGTTTAATCTACCAAAAAATGGTGTTCCCCTACGTTTACCATCCCTTATCAAGTCCATAGGTTTAGGATCACCAAATTCTTGTATCTTGTCTTTATACCAAGATGTAGAACGTGGTCTACCTTGCGCTGCTTTAACTACACTTTGAACGAATTTACTTTGTGCCATATGATTATTTATACGAAATCTCTAGATGATCTTCATTCAATATCTTAAATTCCATGTCATTATTAGCACACCATTCACTAGCATGTTTCCACTTGGCCTCATTTATACCCCATGTATGTACTTCCTTGAACCACTTATTAGTTTTTCGCTTAGGAGTTTTGGTGGGTGGAGAGCATTGTTTCTTGGGTTTTACCTCAATAATAAACTTTTTAACCATACCGTTATGTTGTTTGACCTTTATATAGAAATCGGGGAAGTATCGGTGTATTCTACCATCCCAAGGGGATAAATAAGGTATAATGACCTCTTCACTACCCCATTCAAGAACAGCATCATTGAAGTCACAGTACTTCATAAACTTACGCTCCCACAGAGAACGGTATACGATTCTGTGTGGATTTCCCTTATACTTGTTGGGATTTTTTGGTGTGTATTTACCTTTGTATGACATAGACCATATAAATAGTTTAAAGTTGTCTTTTATTTATTAGGGAATAGATATGTCCACAAACAAAGTACCCGTTAGACCGAAAAACTTTACTAATGTCGTTGATGGTAGTGAATACGGTGCTATTGATGAACCCGGCGGCCGCCGAACTACTAATACTGGTAATACGATAACAAACAATGCTCCTAAACGGTCTATCAACATGCTAAGATTTCCTGCTGATGTTGATACAGATGGGCAAGGGCATTATATCAATTTCAAAATTCATGTATCAGAAGGCGGTAAGGCATCTAGTGTTACAAGTGGTGATGTTAAAAAAATGTCTACTAAACTTGCTAATGGCAATACAGTAGCTGGTACTCCAAATTTTAAGTCATCCCGAAAAGGAACAAAAGCAACTGATAGAACCTTTCAAGCACAGAAACCCCCATCAAGACAACTTGCTACTGCGATTAGTCTTTATATGCCGCCATCAATCCAAACTTCATATGGGGCGACATATCAGGATAAAGAAATAGGCCAAATAACAGAAGCGCTCATGTCAGGATATCTTACTGCTACAGATTCAGTGAGGAGCGGAGATAATTATACCACAACGGGATTAAAGGTAGGTGCATCAGCTTTAAATGAAATTATTGCTGGAGCAGCATCTAAATGGGCTAAAGCTTTAGATTCTATGGGAGTTACTGGTATTGAAGCGATGATGGGAATTACTACAGGAATGGTACAAAGTAATAGAATGGAATTACTATTTGAAAGAATGGAAAGACGAAAATTTAGTTATACATTTACATTTGTACCCACTACTAAACAAGAAGCAGTAGACATACAAAAAATAGTATTCCTCTTCAAATTACATATGCATCCCGAATATGCAGACGGTTATGGTAACGTAGTAGCAAAGTTTCTAAAATATGGAAAAGGCCTAGTTGCGGGCAGTGCCATAGATGTAAAAGGTGTAGTTAGTAGCGGTGTTGGTAAAGCAGCTGATTTCATTGAAAAAAATCCGCCACGGAGAGGTAGAATTTTTAGAATACCAGATACTTTTGATATAGAATATATGATGGTCGATGGTCAACAAAATAATTTTCTTCATAAAATTTCTACCTGTCATTTAACAAACATGTCTCTGACATATGGTGGTGATAAGTTTAGAGCATATGATATTACTGAAGGTATCTTTGGTAAAGGTTCACCACCCCAACAAGTAGTCATGTCTTTAGATTTCCAAGAAATAGAAGTCATGACAAAAGAATCTATTGCACACAATTTCTAAAGGGTTGTAGGATGTATTTTAACAAATTTCCCAAAATTGTATATGATTTCAAAGGTGATAATGAGTTCAGAATAGTAACTAATATTTTGAAGCGTTTAACTCTGCGTAAAGAAGTTTCGGATAGTTTATCTATATTCAATACATATAGTGTAGAAGAAGGAGAAACACCCGAATCTCTCGCCGATGCCGTATACGGCGATGTTAGTCTTTATTGGATTATTTGTTATGCTAATGATATTATTGATAGGTATCATGATTGGCCAATGACACACTCGCAATTTCTCTCATTTGTCAACGATAAGTATTCCAATCCTAATGCAATACACCATTATGAAATTACGCAACAATCTGGCAGTAATAAAGTAAAAATTAATATTGGGCTAGATAATACAAACCATTCTGGTGCGACTGCTATAACTAATTATGAATATGAAGAAGATTTACAAAATCAAAAACGTGAAATTCGATTAATTAATCCAGCGTTTGTGACATCTATTGTAGCAGAATTTGAAAAAAGGTTAAGCGAGGGTGATGTATAGTGCCAAGAGAAAAATTAGAATATGCCGGTGATTTTGAAATATTAGAATGTATTCTTTACACTTCCGAAGGCGTAAAAATTCCATTAAATAACGATATATTATCAATTGATATTTATGAAGATATAGAAAATTCAACCATTTCTGGTGAAATGACAATTCTAGACAGTGGTAATATACAACAGGTCGGCCCAATTATTGGTCAAGAATTTTTAGGTCTACATATTGGTGTACCTACTATGGCTGGTGAATTCGATTATCGTGAGGATTATATGCACGTTACATCTTTTGTGCATCGTGAAAATGTAAACAAACAACAACTTCACACTATGAAATTTATTAGTAGAGAATTTGTATTGAATTACAGAATGAATATAGGTCATTCTTTGATTGGTTCTGATTCTGATATTGTTACTAAACTTTTGAAAGAATCTATTAAAACAAATAAAACATTACATATAGAACCAACAAATGGCCTTAGAAAATTTGTAGCTCCAGACATATCACCATTTGACATAATTAATATGTGTAAAATGGAAGCAATATCTGCTCAATATAATTCATCTACATTTTTCTTTTTTGAAAATAAGGACGGGTTTCATTTTAGAAGTTTGGAAAGTTTGTATGCTGAATTTCCATCTGGAATGGATTACACATATTACGTTGGTTCGTTAGATGATTGTGGCCCAGACTTTGATCTACTATACAATCAAATGTTACACTATGAATTTGCTTATGACGATGATACTATTGTAAATCAACAAAATGGAAAATTTTCTTCTAGAACTATAGTTCATGATATATATAATAAGAGATGGGAAGCTTCAACTTACAATTACCACGATAATTTTGATAACGAGATGCATATGAATTCTTTTGCTGGTTTGGATGAAAACCCTCTTTATAATCCCGTCAATGTTGATATGGATGAGAACAAAATATCAGATTTTCCTACTAAAACATATCTAATGCCGGTATCACGCAAATATCCATATGAGGATGTTGATGGCTCTCATTCATTGAGAGGCCTTCCTTCCGTATCTACATCTAAACCACAACAGGTTATGGGGCAAAGAACTTCTCGTATGGCAAGTGTTAGGGGAGGGAAAGAAATTGTAATGTCTGTATATGGTAATCCAGCAGTAAGTGCTGGTTCTATGGTTAATGTAAATATACCATATGTCAGCGGAGTTGTTAAGGTTGATGAAAGAGGAGTAGATAGATTTGCTAACGGCCCACATTTGGTCACTAGTGTACGTCATAACTTCAATGTAGGTGCTGCAAAACCCGAATATAAAATGCATTTAACTTGTGTTAAAGATTGTATGGTTGACGAACTACGAGATGACGGTCGGCCTGACCGTGGACAATATATGCAACCAGAGATATTTACAGAATTTTATGAAACCGAAGAGAATGATCCATAGGAGAATATATGAACAAACCTTTTGTTATGTAACTTAACCATTTAACAGCGACATAGGAGCAAATCAACATGTCAGGTAAAACCAAGAATCGTATCAAGAAGATGAACTTTCAACTCCAAAACAGGACACGCACTCCACTTA